TGGATTGTAGCAGAGATGGGAACATTTGGTGTTTTACCTTGGATTCCTAAGCAAAATAGAAATGGTGTAGATACTAAAGAACAAACGTATTCTTCATTAATGAATCCTGTTGATGGATTTAGTTATGCGGTAAACACATATTCTGAAAGAGCTGATGATAGTGCTAATAATGGATATACTCAAGATGAGGTGACTCAGTATGAAATTACAATTGACCAAGCATTTGAGGATGCTCCGTTGTCAACAGCAAACGAAACTGTATTCCAAGCATTTGCATTAGTATAAATGTTTCAAGTAGATAAAATATCAACAAAACTTTATGGTATAGTCGGGTTAAGAGATTCTTTTAACCCAGACTACGCCATATTAGATACAGATAACAAAGCTAGTAGTAGTGGATATTATGTAACTGACAACGCTTATGTGAAGTTAGAATACATAAAAGATTCACAAGACTACAAAGATATTTCTGATGTAGAATTTAATGAATACTTAAAAAGATTACAACAATCAAGTATTATTAATGTTTGCCATAGAGTATTTAATAGGTTTGATTATTTGGATAGAAATCTACTTTACATAAATGCCCAAAATAAAGTTAATCAAGAAACTTTACTTGATGGTTTTGTTGGTTATAGAATTGAAGTATCGCAAGATAAAAATATTGCATTTGAGATTAAGCGTGTGTTGTTAGACTTCGACACGTTAGGCACATTTAAACTGATGCTATTTAATACGTCAAAGCTTGAACCTATCTTAGAAAAAGATATTACAATAACTGAAAAAACTCAAGAAGAGATTTTAGATTGGAAAGTCGACAACTCTGATATTACATATAAAGGAGATTATTATTTAGGATATGTTAAAACTGGTACAACACCAATTCCTTTTAAGCGAGATTATGATAATGCTGATGTCATGTCTGATATTTCTCATTTAAGAATTGAGAGAGTTCAGGTTAAAAATCATACAGCAGAAACATTATTTGATTTAACTAATGAAGAAGGATTAAGTGAAAATATTGGAATAAACCCTGATATTACGGTTTATGAAGATTATACAGATTTAATTATCCAAAATGAGATGCTTTTTGCAAGAGCTATTGAATTAGATTTTTCAATATCTATTCTTAGGGAGCAAATAAACTCTTTAAGAACTAACCAAAATCAGAGAGATGCTGAGAAGCAGTCAACGAGAATTTTAGCTGAAATTGAGGGTACTGATGGTGATGTACCAATTAAATTAACAGGTTTAAGGTCTTTATTAATCGGTGAGATTAGTCAAATTTCAAGAGAGATTCATAAGATAAGAACAGGTTATTTTAATAATAACATAAGAGTTAATACACTAAGCTAATGATTTATCTAAAAACAAATCCAGTAGGAATAGATATACAAATTCAGCGTATGCAAGAACACTTATATGATAAGTTGAATACATCGTGGGGTTGTGATATTAACGCTTATGGAAGAGCTTATATAGATGAGGATAATGATACAAGTATTAAACCTATAGTTTTTAAGGGTGGTGTTGATTATAAAGAGGTTTTAACTGATGATAAGGTTGATGCTCAATTCTTTTTTGTAGAGGAAAACTCTGAAACAATATCAAATTCTTGCATATCATCAAACAATTTAAATCTTATTTTTATTGTAAATGATTTAAGAAAGGTTAAAGGTAGTGTAACACATTATGCAGATGAAGAAATAAAAGAAGAGGTTAAATCTTACATAAAAAGTTTTTGGGAAATGCAATCAGTGATAAAAGGTAAGGATTCATTAGATGGATTTGATGTAAGTCAATTGAAATTTTTATATCCTTACTTTGTATTTAAAATATCAGGGTCTATTAATAATTATTAAAACAAAAAAACATGAATTATAGCGAATTATGTACACCTAGTGGAGAATTGTTAGGGACAGGTAGAGGTACTTGTGCTAAATCTCTTGGTGCAGACATTAAATTTATTTTAACAGATGAATCTGTTAAAGGAACAGCAGCACAAGTAAACTCACAAGCTTTTTGGGATGCAGCTATTAAAGCTGGTACAGCTCATCCATTTCCAGAAGTGGTTGAAATTGAACCTCAAAATGTAGAGGCTGCATATTATGAAGCTCCAAGTGGTGCTACATTTAAAACAAAGAATGAAACTAGAAAAACAATGTACAAGTTTATTGAAAACATTGTTACTCATAGTGGAATGAAATCATATTCTGATAGAAGTTGGAAAGTTTGGTTTTATACTAAAAATGGATATTTAAGAGGTCATACGGTTTCTGAAGATTTATATGAAGGATTAGATATTTCTACTTTCTATGTAAACGCACAAGAAACACCAACTTTTGATGCTGTTGAACAAACACCAGTTGTAATGGAGCATAATGAAGTTGATGATTGGGATAAAGAGTTTTTCGTAGGTCAACCTGATTTCAATATGATGAATTTAGAGGGAGTTTTCCAAACGGCAGTTAAGTTTATTTCTGCAACGCAAGTTACTGGAACATTAACGGTAAATATATCTGTTGATGTATCTGCTACTAATTCTCCTTTAATTGGATTAACTTCTTCAGACTTTAAATTAGTTGATGCAGCAGGGCTACCTATAACTATTGATAGTGCTGTTGAATCTCCAAATGGTACTTATGCAATTGTAGCTACTGATGCTGCTACTTCTGGTACTATTGCTTTAGATGGAATTGTAACTGTTGGAACTGATAATTATCAGTCTAATACATTATCATTTGTAACTGCGTAATGGAGTTTAGCACTAAAAAAGCAAAACTAAGGTTTAATAAGGGCTTCAAACCGAAGTCCTTACCTTTGTTTTTGCAAATTTACTCAAGATTCGGGAGTGAAGATGAGTTAACAAATATTTATGACAAGTTAAATGGCAACACTACTAGAGCAGATAAACAACCTAAAAAAACTAAGCCCAAGCGAGATAGAAAAGCAACTGTTTCTAGCAGTAAAAAAATCTGAAGCTGAGTTTATTAAATTAAATAAAGGTCAACTTGCTCAAGGTAAAAATGCTGAAGATAAAATAGTTGGTGAGTACTCTCCGTTTACAGAAGTTTTTGCAGATAGAGATGGTATTGCAACAAGCAAAACTCCAGGTTCTCCATATAACTTTCAATGGTCAGGCGATTTTTACGATGGCTTTTCTTTAAGTGTTACAGGTACAGAAGCTACAATATTTTCCACAGGTATTGGTAGTGGCGGTAAAAAGGAGTTTCTAACAATAAATAATTTATTTGGTTTAAATAATGAGAATTTAGCAAAAGTTATAAAAGATGAAATAATCCCTTTTATAAATAAATTCGCAAGAACAACTTTAAATATATGATTCATACGATTGAAACATTACCAATAGTTACATTTGTTAAAATAGCAGAAACTAACGAAATTCAAAGGCTGTTAAAATATTACCCAAGTAATAAACATTTAGTTAGGTTTGTTGTTTGGGCTTTTAAATTAGAAGATAAGTGGAGAAAACTTTGTGAAGAATATAATAAACACGAAGACAGTAAGAAAAGTAAAAAAGTACAAAGCTTAAAAGAAAAGTTAAGTAAAGAACAAGGAAAGTATTACGCAATTATAGCAGCTTTAGAGGTTCTTAAATATGGAAGTGATAGTGAGATGCTTGAAATTATTAAAGGCTACGGATATAAGATTAAAGGTGAGTATTGGAGTGGTTTAGAAACCGTATATAAACAAGTTTCAAACCTAAACAATAAGATTAAAGGAATTGAAGATGAAATAAAGAAATATTCTGAGATTAAAGGAGATGGTAAAGATGTAAATATTCGTGAAGTTTTAACAAATTTATCTGTTGGATTACCAGAAGTACATTTTAAAAATAATGAATTAACTACAATAGACTATATATTTTACAGAAAAGCACTAACTAAAAAAATTAAGGATAACAACAAACTAAATAAAAAATAGATATGGCTTCTCAAGATGGTAAAATAAGAAAAGATGATTTAGTTGAAAAAGGAACTGAATCAGTATATAAAGATTTAGAAAACCAAGCAGTTTCTTCTATTAAAGCTATAACTAAAGAATTAGATAATTTATCAAAACAACAATCTAAATTAGGTTTATCAACAAAAGATATTGCTTCTTTACAAAAACAACAAAGAATAGAGTTAAACAAACTATCTATTGAAGCTAAAAAAGCTGCTACTGCAAATCTTAAAGTTAATCAAGCTAGAAAAGAATCTCTTGCTGCTATAAAACAAGAAACTGCCGCAATAAGAAGAGATACTGCTGCAAAAAAAGCAAATGAACAAGCTGCTAAAAAACAAGTAAAATCAAATAATAAATTAACTACTTCATTTAAAAATCTTTTAACTTCAATAACTGCTTTTATTGGTGTTAGAATGTTTATGGATTTCTTTAAAGATGTATTCGCGCTAACAAAACAATTAAATTCAATGGCTTTCGCTATGAAAGCTGTGATTAAAGACCAATTTGAATTAGGTCAAACAGTTACATGGTTAAGTAAAATAACTAATAATTTTGGTGCTGAATTAGTGACTACCACTGAAAGATATATCAAATTTAGAGCAGCATCTATTCAAGCTGGATTATCAGCTAAAGAAACTCAAAGTATTTTTGGAACAATGACTAAAGCAGCAGGTGTTTTAGGATTGAAAACTGACGAGCTGAGGGGTATTTATCTTGCTTTAGAGCAAATGATTTCTAAAGGTAAGATTACAACAGAGGAATTAAGACGACAATTAGGTGAGCGTTTACCTGGTGCTATGGATATTATGGCGAAGTCTATGAATGTTACAACCGCTGAACTTGATGATATGATGAAGAAAGGTTTGGTTATATCTAAAGATGTTTTACCAAAATTTGCAGAACAAATAGAAATAGCTTTTGGTATTCAAAATGTAAATAAGGTAGATACGCTAACTGCATCATCTATAAGACTTAAAAATGCTTGGACTGAATTAGTTAAATCTATTGAGGGTAGTCAAGGATTAATATCAGGAACTTTTCAAACTATTATAGATAAAGGAACTGAGATTATCACTACATACAGAGAGATTACTTCATTATTTAAAGCGTTTACATCAGAAATTTCTAGTAATAGATTAGGAAATGCATGGAAAGCAGTTCAAGACAAAGAAATTGGTGTTTTTAAATGGGCTAGATTAGTTTTAAAAGCGACTACTAACGCATTGACAATGGAAAAACAAAGAAATGCTACAATTGCAGAAGCAGTTAGATTAACCAAAGAAAATAGTATTGTTTCATTAAGTTTTAATGAGGTTTTAAAGATAGGAACTGCTTTAAGTAAATTATCTGTTGAACAATTAACCGAATATATAGCAAAACTAAAAGAATCAATAAATGCTGGTGATGGAGTTGCTAAATTAAAAGAAGGAACAGTAGCTTGGTATAGAAAAGAAATAACTGCTCAAAAAGAATTAATTGAAGCTGAGAAAGAAAGAGGTGATATTATACCTATTCAAGCTGAAGTAAATAGATTGCAAAAAGAATTAAACGTATTACTTGGCATACAAGATAAGAAGGGTAAGGAATTAATTAAATTTATGGAAGGTTCTATTGGTTGGCTAGAGCAACAAATTTCCAAGAATAATACAATAATCAAACAAGCAACAGATAATTCTACAAGAACAAAATATAGAGAGGAAAATGTTTTATTACAAGAGCAATTAGATAAACTAACAAAAATTAAAGTTAAAGTAGAAAATATACAAACTACGTTAGCACAAGAAGGAATAGAAATAAAAGCACCTATTGGTATTGTTGTTGACCCAGAAAAGTTTAGAGCTTCGCTGGATGAAATATTAGACTTAGCGTCAGAATTTAATGATTCTATGGCTGGTTTATTTGAAGCTATAAGCGATAGAAGATTAGAAGCTATTGATGCTGAAATAGTTGCCGAGGAAAATAAGTTCGATAAGTTAATAGCGTTAGCAGAGAATGACCAATCTAGAAAATTAGCGTTAGAACAACAAAAAGCTGACAAGATAAAAGCTTTAGAGAAGGAACGACTAAAAGAGGAACAAAAAGCAGCTAGACAACGTAAAGCATTTGCATTAGCAGATATTGCTATTAATACAGCGGTTGCTATATCAAAAGCTTCACCAGATCCATTTAGAATTATTGCAGCTGCCGTATTGGGAGCAGTACAGACAGCGACAGTTTTAGCTACTCCAATACCTCAATTTGCAGAAGGTGGAATAATGGGTTATGATGGTAAAGCGTTAATTAATGATGGTGGAAATAGAGAGTTTGTAGAGAGAGGTGGTAAGATATTTTCTTCCCCTATTAAAAATGCAGTTGTAGATTTACAAAAAGGAGATATTATACATAAAGATATGGATGCATTAATGAACGCTTCAATAATGACTTCTTTAGCAAATGATAATAAAAATTTA